ACTCATTTCATCGAAGTGTTTGTACACAAATGCACCTACGTCTGCCCACTCAGCATCCTTAACTGAGATCGTCACACTTGGCTTGTGCTCACACCAGTGTCGCTGATACGTCAGCCATGTCTCTAGTTGTTCGATAGCTGTCATATCGTTACGAGTAACAGCATTTTCAGGCGACTTCATAGGGAAGCTGAACACTGTAGTCTGATCTGGCTTCATGACACATGGCTCACTAGGGATACCTTGGTCAATCATGAACTGTGTCAGGGGGTCTTTGTTGTCTCCTCGAACGGTTCTAATGTAGTAGTCACTGTGTCTGGCGTGTATCCCAGAGGCTGAGTCAACGAGTTGGCTGACTGTTCCCGATGGCTTAACACAGCTAATAGCAGCAGCAACAGGAATATCGAGAAGGCCAGCCCACTCAGCATTAGTTTCAATTGCAATCTCACGTAACTTCTCCAATGTTTTATCTAGGCCAGCGTTCTTGCTAGTCATTAGGGGGTTATCCATAATGCCTGTCAGGCTCACACCTAGCAGACGTTCGGCTTCTGTATTGTCAGCCCAGACCTTACGTAGATAGGGCATCTTAGTGTAGGTAGACTGGATCGTACCTAGGATGGTAGCTAGTTTTACCTTACGGGCTAAGGTGTCAAAGCTATCTGTAGCTCGTACAACAACCTCTGTTAGGTTACAGAACTGATTAGGCCGCAAGATGATCTCACTGCACGGGTTAGTTCCGAACTCATAGTTAGGGTCTCGGCGTCCATTCTTTGCAACCTGTGCTTTAGAGGCTTGGCGATTAAAGATACCTCGTTCACCTGACCCTGACTCAACCAATGCTGTCCACTCTCGTAAGAAAGACACAGCAGATGGTTTATCTGTGTATGCCACAGAGTTGTTAGCTAAGGCACGTTGAGGATCGTAAAGATACCACTGACCTGACTTAGCATGGCGCATACGATCATCACTCAGGTTGCTCAGAGAGATCATAGCACTACGGCGAACACCACCTACAACAACCACCTCACCTATCTTACACATCAAGTCGTGACATTCTATAGACGATAGTTTACGTTTCTGAGCAGCCTTGAATGTATCAATTGTGAAGTTAAACAAGTCAGTCAGAGGCGCTGGGCCAGAAGCCCGTCCACCGAAGGTCTTAAGTCGAGCACCAGCTGGACGGACCTTAGATACATCCCACCTAGGGATCTCACCACTATAGAGGAGTGCAATAACTTGACGGAGAGCCTTAGCCCAACCTTCCTTACTGTCCTTAACGACAATGACAGACTCACTCTCGAAGAGCTCAGGCACTTCTGGGAGCTTGTCGATGAACTGTCTCTCGACGGAGAACCCAACACCAGTACCACAGAGCAAGATAAACATAGCCTCATCGAAGGACTTAAGGTCATCTACGGGTAGGTAGCTACAGTTATACATGCAGGTGTTGTCTCGTGCAGCGGCAGGACCAGCTGTCATGAGTGATCGCATGGATGGCATCACCTCAAGGTTAAGGATAGCTTCTTCGATCTGCTTGATGTAACTGTTGTCACCTGCCACAGGCTTAACGATGTTGTCGATGTAACGGGAGACTGTCTCACCCCAGTTCTCTCGTCGTCCCTCTTTGTCTAGCCACCGTGCGTACCGTGAGGTAGCAATGAAAGTCTGGTAGTCTGTTGGTAGTAGGTTGCTCATTCACCACGTCCTCGCATTGTTTTATCTTCTTCTAACCAGACCATCCGGTCAATGTCTTCTCGGCTAATGCCAATGTCCTTTAGTTCCCTATCGGACAGTTGGTTCAGTATCTTGATTGCCTGTCGATGCTCTGACCACATCACACAGTATCGCATGAACCTTACGAATATATTATTTACCCATCTCTTCTTCATCGGTTATCTCCACTGCCTTGCAGAACACCTCGTAACTGCCTGTCATTTAGCTTATCCATGTTAGTCTGCATCACTGACTGTAGGTCACTGTAAAAGTAGTTAGCAATAGCTGTAGTGTAGAACAACACATCACCTAACTCCTTTACAATATCTTTCTGGTTGATTGACTTGTTGTCCCTCACCATCTTCTTGACCTTCTCAGCCACCTCTCCTGCTTCCCCTACTAGGCCTAAGACATTCTCAACTAGACGGTCCTTACCTTGGGTTAGGATCTTCTCCTCTACCCAGTATGAATAGTCAGTGGCTGATACATCTACGATCTTGAAGGCATCAATGTCCTCTTGTGTAATCATTGTATAGTCCTTGTTTAATTATCATTGTCCATCATTTCGATTGGCATATCTTGAAAGAAGAAATCCTCTAGGTCAATGTCACCCCTGTTAACTAGGATGTCTAAGACTTCTACCTCTTCTAGGTCTGCCCTAGCTAGGACGCCAAGCAATCCGTAGCTAGTTATGAGTAACTCTAGTTGCCCTTTGTAGTCGAACATTAGTTTACCTTATTTGTATTTGAAAGATCACGCATCGTACACGTAGTCACCGCCTATGGTGACCCCTTCAATGTTTGAAGATACCTTGTTTGATTCAGCATAAGCATCATCGAAATTATCGTATAACATTTCAGTGTGCTCCAACTCACCGTCAACCTCAGCTAAGTAAACTACACAATAAGGATGTTCACCTGTGCTGTCGATAGTATAATCTGGATGTTCGAATGGACCTTCGAGAACCTTATGCAAGGTGATACTCATTTCCTTTTCCTTTCTCTTAACCATGTCTCAGGTATAACTTTATCTGCGTACTGAAAGCCATGCTTCTTGCACCACATACCGTAAGTTGTCTTGCTGCCCTTGTATAGCTTTGCCTTACTGTTCGTAAAGACAAACCTTATATCGTACTCAGGGTGCTGAGACTTAACTGCAAGGTGTTTAGCTCTGTCCGAAGAAATGAACCGTCCCTTTGTCTCAACTACTATACCATTGTCAAGAACAAAGTCAGGTGTGTAGGTCTTTATCTTAGGATCTACCCACTTGATCTTTAGTTTCTCGTACTCGAAGTGGATACCCTTCTCTTTAAGGAAGGTTGCTGTATCCTCTTCTAGGCCTGATCGGTAGCCAGCAAGAAGTGCTCTCTTGCGTAGCTTACTCCGCATCCAAAGGAACCTCTGGAACCTTAGGCTCATACACGACATCAACTAGGAACTGTGGACCGAAGCTATAGATAAACTTACGAGCCTCAGGCCAGCATTCTTTCTTGAACTCACAGTAGCTACACATCATAGGCAGCTTAGTGTTCGGACTTGACTTGGACTGAGGCACTGGTTCGTAGCGTTCTTCAGGGATGTCCCCTGCTACAAGTGCCTTAGCCTCTAGCATTTCATGCTCTTTGGTCTTTAAGTCCTCTGTGAAGTCATGCACATCTAAGCAGATATGACCGTTCTGTTTGTCGATAGCAAGGAAAGCACCTTGTGTCTTGTTAGTTACAAGTGGATCATCCTTACCTGCATAGACATAAGAACTAAGCTGACTGATGTAACCGAAGGCATCGTCATCTCGTAGTGTACCGTCCTTGAACTTCTTGAAGGCGAAGGAACTACAAGACTTGACGTCTACAGTCATACCATTAATCACACAGTCACGATGGCCTTTGATACCGTGAACATCAAGACGATCTTGTTGTCCTTTAACATCATGACCTGCTGCGATAGCAATGGCTAGTGCCAGCTCTTCGATCATGTCACCGTAGAAGAACTTGAACAAGGTACTGGCATTGAGTGGTATAGAAGAGTCAGACTTGTTGACCTTGTACCACAGTTTACGTTTACATGGTGTCCCGATAGAGGACAGTGAGAGGTAAGCCCTAGGCTCTTGGGGTTTACTGAAGCGTTGGTTAGCAGCCTGTGAGATGTTAGAGCCTAGGGTAGAACCTACTACCCCAGACCAACCACCTTCACCCTTGATAACCTCGTGCATGTCAGCAACAAGCGTGTCGATGGTTTTCATTTAGAAGCCCACCGCTTCGTTCTCTTTGATGTACTCTACAAGTTCGAGTACCTTCACACTGACTAAGCTAGTCCGGGTGTACTGCTTACCGTCACCGCCTGTGAATGTAGTAATCAGGTTAGTGCACTCAGCTACAGTACCGTTACCGATAGCACCCATGTCTTCTGTCCAAGGGTTACCGTCCTTGTCTGTGACCTTAGGCTCACCACCTGCTTGCTCAAGCACTCCACCGTCCTTCTTGACAACCTTGTGGGGACGGACGAACTTAACTACCATCTCACCATCCATGATGCGCTTCTGGTTAGGTTGCTTCTGTGAGCCTGAGTCTTTGAGCTTTTTCATCTGCTCTTTGTCGAGGACTTGGTTGACTGTGTAAGCACCCTCTGTCTTCTGGTATGCTCCACCGTACCCTTCGAGGTCTCGGTTACCCTCTGAGAGACGTGCCCATTCGATTGGACCAGTTGTTGTAACTTCTTGATATGTTGTTTTAGGCATTGGTTTTCCTTTGGTTGTTAGGGGCCATACTTATATATTAATACGTACAGTAGTCGGTGTCAATAGTTAATGTGTATCTTTCCAAGATTTTCCTATGGAAGATTCTCCTGCGAGGGGACACATGATTCCTAGGTGTAGTCCTGCCCACTCGATAGCATCTCGTTGTATCTTAGCTAACCTTTCTGCATCTTCTAAACTCCCTCTTATCTCTGTTTGCCATTCGTCATGTACCCAAGTGCATACCTTAAAGTCAAGCCCTTGTTTACTTGCCTCTTCC